AACCGCACTACACTGTGAAAAGTCCCGTTCTGCAAATGTTTTCAAAAAAATAAGAGATAAAGCTGCGTATGACGAAAAGTATGTTACAATGAGAAAGGAATGGAGATTGAATGAGTGACTTTATATGGGTTGAAAAATACAGACCCAAAACAATTGATGATTGTATTCTTCCAGATAGTATCAAGAAAACATTTAAGGATTTTCTAAATAGAGGAGAAATACCTAACATGCTTCTTGCTGGTCCTCCAGGCGTGGGAAAAACTACAGTAGCGAAAGCATTATGCAACGAACTAGGAGTAGATTTTTATGTCATCAACGGATCCGATGAAGGGAGATTTCTCGATACAGTCAGAAACAACGCAAAAAATTTCGCATCAACTGTATCGTTGTCATCGGAAGCGAAGCACAAGGTCGTCATCATTGACGAAGCCGACAACACAGGAAATGACGTACAATTATTACTTCGGGCATTCATCGAAGAATTTGCAGGAAACTGTAGATTCATTTTCACTTGCAACTATAAGAACAAAATCCTTGAACCCCTCCATTCCAGATGTACTGTCATTGACTTTTCTATTCGAGGAAAAGAAAAGCAACAAATCGCTGCTAATTTCTTCCAAAGACTCAACTTTATCTTGGAGCAAGAAAGGATTGAGACTGATAAGAAAGTATTAGTTGAATTAATTAATAAACATTTTCCAGATTGGAGAAGAGTTTTAAATGAGTGTCAAAGATATTCTGTCAGTGGTAAAATAGATAGTGGAATATTAGCTGCTTTTTCTGATGTTGCTGTCGATGATCTCATCAAAAATCTCAAGGCAAAAAACTTTCCAGAAGTAAGAAAGTGGGTCAATAACAATATGGATAATGATACTTCTGTACTATTTCGTCGTATTTACGATAGTCTTTATAAATCCTTGGTTGCTAATACCGTTCCTGCTGCTGTTCTTGTTATTGCTAAGTATCAGTATCAGATGGCATTTGTTGCCGATCAAGAAATAAACATGCTTGCATGTCTAACTGAAATTATGGTGGAGTGTGAATTCAAATGAAAATTAATACAAATACTGAAAAGAGAAAGAATCAAGTAAAGTCTAAATTTTATTATATGTTTTGGGGAATAGCTACTACATCAGTAGTTCTTGGACAATTATATGTTGGTACTGGTTATCGTATAATGTCTCAAAGTATTATCGATTTAACAGAAGTTTTTACTCTTATTCGAGAGGGTAATGAACTAAAAAGATACCCTAATTTTTATTAATGAAATCCCATAAAACACCACTTCGTTATCCTGGTGGTAAGTCTCGTGCCTGTACAAAGATAGGTCAGTTCTTACCTAACATGTACTCCTATAGAGAATTTCGTGAACCTTTTCTTGGTGGTGGAAGTGTTGCCATCTATCTTACAAAGATGTATCCATCTTTGAGTATCTGGGTTAATGATTTATACGAACCCTTAGTCAATTTCTGGAAAGAAATTCAACATAGTGGTGAAGAGTTATTCACTACGTTAAGTGATTTAAAAATTAAACATCCGAATCCAGATTTGGCAAAAGGTTTATTTTTAGAATCAAAGGATATTATTAATGATCTAGATAAAAGTAAATTAGAAAGAGCAGTTGCTTTTTATATTGTAAATAAATGTAGTTTCTCTGGTCTTACAGAGTCTTCGTCATTTTCAGCACAGGCAAGTGAATCTAATTTCTCAATGAGGGGTATTGAAAAATTAACAGGTTATCAGGAGATAATTGAAGATTGGAAAATAACTAATCTATCATATGAGAAACTTCTAACAGATTGGAAAGGTGCTTTTATTTACTTAGATCCTCCATATGATATTAAAGATAATCTTTATGGAAAGTCAGGAGATATGCATAAAAAATTCAATCATGATAAATTCGCAGAGGATTGTGATAGATATACTGCGGATATGATGATATCATATAATTCATCTCAACTGGTTAAAAACAGATTTAAAAATTGGAATGCTGCAGAGTTTGATCTCACTTACACTATGAGATCTGTTGGTGATTATATGAACGATCAACAAACAAGAAAAGAATTATTATTATTAAATTATGGAATTGAAGGAATGGTTAAAGTCGATCAATTTATCGAAGAAGAATCTAATCGATGAAGATCCATCTCTAGAAAAAGAATATTCTCCGTATGTAATTAATCGTATTTTCTCAGGGCATCTTGATGCGATACTGTTTGCAAATGAAATGAATCAGTATCATTTTCTTCCAAAGAAGATGCAATATGACTTTTTACTAAATACCCTCAGAACTAAGAAGAGATTCTCTCCTTGGCTACGTAAAGATGAAATCAAAGATCTTGATTATGTAAAACGTTATTATGGTTATAGTAACGAAAAAGCAAAACAGGTTTTAAAGATATTATCTACTGAACAAATTAATTTTATAAAATCGAAATTTGAAACTGGAGGAAGACAATGAGTGTGGTTCAACAACCTGAAGTACAATGGTTACCTGAGAAAATGGTCGAGGTAACTCTTAATGAACCTGATGATTTTCTTAAGGTAAGAGAAACTCTCACAAGAATTGGTGTAGCATCCAGAAAAGAGAAGAAGATATATCAATCATGTCACATACTACACAAACAAGGTAGATATTACCTTGTTCATTTTAAAGAACTGTTTGCTCTTGATGGCAAGCATGCTAACTTGACATCTAATGATGTTCAACGTCGAAATCGTATCGCACAACTACTTGCTGATTGGGGACTAATTGGTATTGTAGATGTATCAAAGATACAAGATATCGCACCATTAAATCAAATTAAAGTATTAGCATATAGAGACAAAGGTGACTGGATATTAGAAACAAAGTATAATATAGGAAGTAAGAAGAAAAAGGTAGTAGAAACTGAATAAAAAAGTAGGGGATTCAACATCCCCTTTTTAATGTTTATATGTTTAAATAGTAATGTCGCCTTCGGGGACAACAATTCACACTTGCTTTTAAAGGAGAACTATTATGACAGCACTACAAAGGTATCACTCTGCAAACTTACCAGAGTTGATGAAAATAATTCAAAGAAACGGTATAGGTATGGATGATTACTTTGACCGTTTTTTCAATTCTCATGAAACCGTATCAAATTATCCACCATACAATCTTGTTCAGGTAAATAATGTTGAGTCTCTTTTAGAGATTGCCCTAGCAGGATTTACAAAAGATGAAATTAATGTTTATACTGAGTACGGAAAACTATTCGTTGAAGGTCAAAAAGAAACTAATCAAGAGGCAGGATCCGAGTATATCCATCAAGGATTGGCTCAAAGAAGTTTCACAAGAGAGTGGGCACTTTCAGAAGATACTGAAGTCCGACAGGTTCAATTTAAAGATGGACTTCTTACCGTCAAGTTGGGTAAAATAGTACCAGAACATCACGCTCGTAAAAACTACCTCTAAATATAATTGAGTTCGAGATGGAACTTAGGGATCTTGACGATCCCTTTTTTTATGTTATAATATTATTATAATAATATAAATATAAATTATTTAATCGTTAGATGCTATCATTTTTACTTTCAATGGCAGGTTTATTAAACCTGTTATTCTACATCTTTGCTATCGGTTTTGTTATCTCATTGATAATAGAGCAGATTATTAAAGTTAGACCTCTATCCGTTGATGCATCAATGAATGAGAGGAACAATTATATTGTCCAGACCAACAGAAGATACTGTTGGAGACAAGCATGGGTTGTAAACATCAACTGGTTCGCTTGTAATGTAGGTTTGTATTTTATATCAAGGAACATGCAAACACCATCAGATACATTTTGGAATGGATTATGAGCTTTGATATTTTGGAAACAAAACTTCAAGACCGTTCTATAATATTAAAATCTCTTGAAGAGATTGATGAAAAACCAAACACTCCATGGAAAGGAACATCAGTAATTGAATTAGTTTTACTTAGTGATCGTAATTATGAAGATCTTGAAACTATTGAAGTTGACTTTTCAATCGGAGTTGATGTAGGATTTAGATTGAATAAAGAAACTAATAATTATGATTTCATATATCACCAAGAAAACTGGAATAAAGATTTATCAATCAAAGAGTTTTTAAATAAACTATCAAATCAATATGGTAAGATAAAAAAATGACAATTAAGATTGCAGTTTTAAAAACACAACAACAAGTTATCGCAGATTTTAAAGAGATAATGTCTGGTGAAGAACCAGTTGCTTATTTGTTTAAGGATCCACATGTCGTAGATTTTAATCAATTTTCATTCGCAAAAGAAGAAAATAATAAAACTTCGATTGAGGTATCTTTATCTCCTTGGATATTAAGTTCAGCAGATAAAGAAATACCAGTTCCCATCAATCAGGTGGTCGCTTTGGTCGAACCCCTAGAATCAATTAAAACAATGTATTTGGAGAAAATTAATGGCAAAGGTAATCAAGTTGATAGTATTGGTCAACAACAAAATCTTAGTGAGTGAGATTGAAGAAGTTGGTAGTGAGATTGGAGAACCAGATTGTAAATTATTAAATCCTGTAACTTTAGCAACTACTGATGATAAATTAACAATTCAAGAAGGAAAAGTTGTTCTCACAAAATGGTTAAGTAATTTTACAAAAACTCGTGAATTTATGATGTCTTCTGATAAGATATTAACTATGGCAGATCCTGCACCAACAATACTAGAAAAATATATGGATTTGTCTAATCAACCATGAGATTTTATACAAACGTTCAAATGGTTGGAGACAACTTCTTAGTTCGTGGATATGAAGATGGAAAACACTTCGCCACTCGTGAGAAGTTTTATCCAACCCTTTTTGTTGATTCGAAGAGAAGAACAAGATATAAAACTTTAGAAGGAGAATATGTAGAGTCAATTGAACCTGGCACTGTAAGAGATTGTCGTGAGTTCATCAAGAAATATAATGAGGTGGAGAATTTTAACATCTATGGTAATGAAAGATTCATCTATCAATATATTTCCGACAAATATCCAGAGCAAGAATTAAAGTTTGATATTGAAAAAATTAAGTTAGTTACTCTTGATATTGAGGTCAAGTCAGAGAATGGTTTCCCTGATGTAGAATCTGCTGCGGAAGAGATACTTCTCATATCAATACAAGACTATACAACAAAACAAATCATTACTTGGGGTCAAGGAAATT